TGGATTACAACATTGAAACGTTTAAAGAAGAATATTCTGAAGAAACAAATGAAAAGATTTCAGACTTTGAAGACGAAGTTAATTCAAAAATATCACAAGTAACAGAAGCAGTTAATCAACTTCATAGACTTGATGAAGTTCTTGAAACGTGCGAACGTTATGCGGTTGTTTCAGAAGAACAATCTATTATTGCACAAAATCAAGCAGTTCTTGCAGAAGAACACGCACAATCAGCAGAACAAACACTTGCAAATATTCAGAATGAACACGCAGTTGCACTTGATAATTTAGAAGCTACAAAAGTAAATTCTATCAATGAAATCAAAGCAACAGGTATTTATATGATTGGCGATAGATTATTTTATAAAGACAAAAACGGTGTAACGCACGAATTCAGAAATGATTATGGCGGTATTGCACCAATGGCAGTAAAACACAAAGAAGTGAAAAAGGTTGAAAATGGCAATCTTTTAACTTGGACTGACCCAGACGATAGTATATATCAAGACAATGTTTATTGCGAATGGGGTAATACAATAATTGTAAGAAAAGAAGGAAGCTATCCAGAATCACCATTTGACGGTGTAACTGTTGTTGATAGTAATATTAAAAATGCTTATGCGGTCGAAGGTTATCTTGACGAAGTTGATACAACAAAAGATTATTATTATCGTGCTTTCCCTTGTTCTATCAATAAAGTTTACAGTTTATCAGAAAGAAATAAATTTGGATTCTGGTGCTATGCTTTTTCCGAATTGCTAACAGAATCAAATCCTGCAAAAAGAATTTCATATTTGGAAGATAATGAATATCACAATCCTTGTTATATGGATTTTACAAACGATATTTTCAGATATAACGATTGGGAAAATTCACCATTCTTTAATTGGGATTATATCCGCCCTTGTATGGTTTACAATGAAAACGCATTTGATGAAGACGGAAATTGTTTGTCTGGTCAAGTAATGGAATGGTTAGACCCTAATGACCATACAAAAACAATAGACGGAAATGCTTCACACGTTGCAGACAGTTCTTGTAATGCTAATGCTATGGTATGGAAAAAACCGATATTTACAAAAAGAGTAACTATTGGAAACGTTTCAACAGTTTACTTTTCTAATGTTAAACTTGATGAAGATTACGATTGTTACCCTTGCAAACGTGCAGACGGAACATACGCAGACCATTATTTTACACCAATGTTTCACGGTCAACTTATTAACAATATACTTCGTTCTTTGGGTAATAATGCAAATGCACTTTCAGGCAAAACTGCACAAGATGAAATCAATTATGCAAGAGCAAACGGAAGAACTTATGCACATTGGGATACAGAAGTTCTTGCAGATATTCTTCTTGAAGAAGATATTTTTAAACTTGTTTTCAAAAATACAGATTCGCAAACAGTTCTTGGTGTTGGTGTAACAAACGATAGCGACAGTTTAAGTGCTTCTGGTAAATCTGGTACAACAATGCAAAAAGGTCAAAACTATGGTTCAACATCAACCGCAGTTGCAGTTAAATTTAGATACAGAGAACATTACTATGCTTATCAATGGCAACGTGTAAGAGGTTATATTGTTGACAAAGGTGTAACAAAAATTAAATTAACAGAAAGCACAATAGACGGTTCAACTGCTACTGATTACAATATTGACGGTACAAACTTTATAACACTTTCAGATGTTCCTGCAACAAGTGGTACTTCTGGCGGTTATCAATCTGGATTTGTTTCAAATAAATATGGAACATTCTCAACCGTTGTTAGTGGTTCTTCTTCAACCTATACTTGCGACGGTCGTTGGTATGATAATTCAAAACTTACTTATCCTTATCGTGGCGGTAGCTCGGGCAGCGGTCTGCTTTGCGGTGCGTTCTGCTGGTCTTCTAACGATGCGTCGTCGCGTGCGTACTGGAACGTCGGTGCTTCTCTTTCATGTAAACCTCTTTAGGGGGTCTGGGGGATTTCTCCCCCAGAGATAGATTTTAACGGAATTGTTTTTGGTCGATAACAATTCTAAGGTGAAGTAAATAATTCTTAGTAAATATTGAAAGGTTTAAGGGGTAAAGGGTGCGAAGCTACGAGCCTTATCGTGGCGGTAACTCGAACAACGGTCTGCTTTGCGGTGCGTTCTACTGGAATTCTAACAATGCGTCGTCGAATGCGAACTGGAACATCGGTGCTTCTAATTCTTAGAGAATATGCTTTTCTAATGCAGTCTTTATTCCGTATCGCTTGATAAAAATTAACCGACAAAGAGGCAGAGCTTAGTAATCAATACAAGGGTATTGCAGTTGAACGGCTTTGAGGTTGCTAAGAAAGAATAAAATTTATTAGCTATATGAAAACATATAAAAACCTTTTTGACAAACTGATTGACCCAGAAAATATTTACAATGCAATTATCAATGCTTCACGCAGTAAAAGAAAAAGACCTGATGTTAAGAAGGTTTTAAACAAAATAATGTATTATGTTTGGCGACTGCAGGATTTAATCACGCAGAACAAACTGAAATTCAGAAAACATAATGCAGTTCCAATAAATGACGGTATAAAAGCAAAACTTAGAATAATTGTTAAACCGGACTTTGTTTATGAACAAATTTTGCACCACGCATTTGTGCAAGTTTTAAAACCTATCTTTATGAAATCAATGTATGTTTGGTCATGCGGTTCGCTTCCGAAACGTGGCGGTCTGTATGGTAAACGTTTTCTTGCAAAGTATATTAAAAATCATCAATCAAAAATCAAATATTGTTTCAAGTGTGATATAAGACACTTCTTTCAATCCGTTGATATTGAGATTGTAAAACAAATGCTTTCAAGAAAAATTAAAGACAAAAGATTTCTGCAGGTATTATTTTTAATTCTTGATTCAAATATTGCAGTTTATAACGACGAAGATATTTATATGGGTTTACCTATTGGGTGGTATATTGCTCAATGGTTAGCAAATTGGATATTAACACCTGTTGATTACAAAATAAAACAGAAGTTGTTTATAAAATGTTATGTTCGATATGTTGACGATTTGGTTTTACTGCACCAAAACAAGAAAGAATTACACAAGGCACGTTCAGAAATTCAAAGATATTTGCAAGAATTACGTCTGGAACTTAAACCGAATTATCAAGTTTTCAGATTTGCATACACCGCAAAGGACGGTAAAGAAAAAGGACGTTGCATAGATTTTATGGGTTATAAATTCTATCGCAACAGAACAGTTTTAAGAAAATCAATTATTTTAAAAGCAACTCGTAAGGCTTCTAAAATATATAAAACAGGCAAATTGAATTGGTATGAATGTTCTCAAATGGTTAGTTATTTGGGTTGGTTCAAACACGCAAACGTTTATTCAATTTATGCAAAATACATTCAACCAAAAGTTAATATTGGTGATTGTAAAAAGGTTATTAGTTTACATGCTTACAGAGAAAGGAAAAAGCAAAATGTTGTTAAATTGGAAAATAGCAGAGAGTTTAGAAAAACCGCTTGAAGTTGATTGTATTCTATCAAAAGAATCGGTTTATTACCGCAGAAATATTAAAGAAGAATTAGTTGAAAACGACGGTGATGTAATAACAAAATACGTCTATGAAGAAGTAATTCTTCCGAAAGAATTCCGCTTTCCGATTCTTGATACAGAAGAATTTAAAGAAGCTATTCACAAAAAGATTGATGAAATCAATGGTCAACTTCACATGACAAAATTAGACTTCTTTAATAATTTCTGCAAACCTGCAGGAATTACAGACGAAATGCTTGAAGCAAAAATTGCTGAACTTGGTATGTCTGCAGATTGGAAATACTGTAATCACGTTTATTATGGTGTAATTTTCCCATTCCTAACAACTTTACCTTTAGGAAAAACAGAAGAAGAAATTATAAAAATCTTTGAAGAACTAACACCAAAAAAATAAAATTTGGGGTGGTTTGCTGACGATTTAAGACGGACAAAATCAATTTTAGGAGTAAGACATCATGAAAAAGATTTTTAAGGCGATTACCGCACCGATAGTTTTGATGTTTAAAACATTAAATGGTGCAAGGGAATTTGTTGAAGATAGAATTGCGGACGTACTTGATAGAATTCAACCGTCCGAAAAGATTGATGAAATCGAAAAGAAACTAATTACGGCAGGGATAAAAGCAGGAATAACTTATTTCTGCAATACCTGTCCGCTTAGTGATGAAAAAATAAATGCGATTTCTGACACAATCGTTGAAAAAGGTATTAACAAAATCAATCCTGCTTTATCTAAGCAGTTAAGGAAGTAGGTGAATTGTGTGCGTAGTTACAAGAAATTTCGGTGGCTTGCCTTGTTGCACCGTAGAAGGTAGGCACGGTTTAAAAATCGTATTTGATAAAGATATGCCAGAAGTTTATCTGCAGGATAAAAGTCTTGTAGGCCTGGAAGGTGATGAACTTAAAAAAGCATTAAACAAACCTTTTATTGTTACTGCAGATATTAAAGTTCATATTGAATATGAAAATCAAATGTATGATTTCGTTATTCCAAAAGGTTATGATTGGAACGGTGCAAACGTTCCGCCTTTTGCGTGGTGGATAATCGGACAACAAAAAGAACCACGTTTTAAATTGGCAAGTTGTGTTCATGATTACATGTGTGAACACAAAGAGATTGTTGGATATAATCGTTATCTTTCAACACTCGTATTTGAAACTAATTGTGAATACTTTGGAAGGTTCAATAATTTTAAACGTTGGGCTATGTTTCACACGGTAGATAATTGGCAAAAAACTCAACGTTGGAAAAAGGGAAAGAAGAAATGCAAATAAATTATGAACTCTTAGGTATTCTGATTGCGGTTATCATACAAGGTTTATGTCTTGCTTTTAAAATAGGAAAATTTGAAGAAAAACTTGACGCATTAGAAAAGAAACAGGATAAACACAACAATTTAATGGAAAGAACCTTTTGTTGTGAAAAAGAAATTTCTGTCATTAAAGAAAAAATTGATGTCGAAAATCACAGAATAAAAGATTTAGAGGAAGCACAACATGAATGTTTCAGAAGCAGGTAAAAAATTTATAAAACTAAAAGAAGGTTTGCGTTTAGAAACGTACAAATGTTCTTCAAACATTTCTACAATAGGTTATGGTCATACAGGTTCAGACGTTCACGCAGGAATGAAAATCACAAAAGAAGAAGCTGAACGATTATTTAATATGGATCTATACGTTCATGAAAATAATGTTAATAAACTTGTTAAAGTTCCATTAACACAAGGACAGTTTGACGCACTTGTTTCGCTTGAATTTAATATTGGCTATGGCAGTTTTAGAAGTTCAAGTATTCTAAGATTGGTTAATGAGAAAAGATATAACGAAGCCTGCAAACGTTTCTTATTTGAGAATCCGAACGCAAAAACACCAGAAGAAAAATACAAAGGTTGTTGGGTTTTTAATAATCAAAAGAAAGTAGTAGCAGGATTAGTTCAGCGACGCAAAGAAGAACAAGAAATGTTTGCGTCGTAGGGAAGGGGAAAAGATAAATCCGTTCGTTTTTCGGATATTTTGAGCAGGACATTTTTTGTACTGCTCATTTTTCTATGCAACAAGTTGAAGAAGATTGTCAATGATTTCTTGACATTCTTCGCTTTTCGTAATATTATAAAGTAGTTGAAGGGGTTCTAAGAGTAAACCATTACGAGCCCCATTTTTAATTAGACCTTCTGAATGAGGGTCTTTTTTAGTATTCGCAAGTGTTTTGAGGGTTCTAAGGTTGTCATTTTCGCACGTTTCTAATACACACTTCTTAACGTTTTGAAGTGCTTTAAACGTGTCTTTTAAATTTACAATAAGATTTTCACCGTCAAATTTTACCGATTTCGTCATGGTGGTTACAATCAATTTCTTTTCTTCTGGTTCTGCTTTTAAAAATAATTCTGGTAAATGATTTGCAAACGTTAAAACTTTTTCTATTTTTTGGTACACGTGTTTTGAACTTATATTTGCTTCATTTAGTCTAATAAGCAACAAGTCTTTTTCTTCTTGCCATTCCTTATGTAATGAATTAAATTCTTCTTCACTCATACCTGCAGGAATTCGTCCTTCAAGTTTGTCTATATAACTGTTTTTAATTCGCTTTGTAATTACGTCAATGCGTTGTTTTAAATCCGCAACAACACGTTCTTCGTATTCCATAAATTCTTTTAAGTAGTCGGAAGCAAGAAGTTTTAAATGCTGAATATGTTTTTCTTCAAGGTGGATTGTTTCAAGAATGTTTGCAAAAGTATTATCAAACTTTTCTTCTCGGTGGCATTTCAAAGACTTGTGAACACCTTTTGAATTTGCACAATGATAATAAATGTAATGACCTTTTTTATTTTTTCCACGTTTAAATTCTGCGGTCAAATAACAACCACATTCAGAACATTTAATTAAACCTGTATAAGCAAATTTAACGTCGTGCTTCTTGGTTCTATCAACATCTGCAAAACGTGCTTGAACTCGATAAAATAATTCTTTTGAAACAATCGGTGTGTGCGTTCCTTCATACCATTCACCAGACCATTCAAAACGTCCGATATAAAACGGATTGTGTAATAACCAATCAAACTTTCTCGGTGGAAATTTCTCGCCTGTTTTTGGGTGTCTAAAACCTTCAAGGTATAATTGTTCACCTAAAGATTTGAATGAATACATTCCTGTTGAATACAATTCAAAGGCACGTTTAATAAATGGTGCAGTTACTTCATCAACAATAATCTTTTTATGCAACGTAAATTCATCATCAACGTTTAAATATCCTATCGGTGCTTTAGCAGGTCTTCGTCCGCTTCGTGCTATTGTCTTCATATTTTCTTTTGTTCTGAATCTAATTAGACTAAGTTCATATTCTGCGTTACACATCATAATATTACGCATATATTCACCTTCAATAGTGTCTGAATTGAATTCAGTAGCAGAAAGTAATTTGATATTTTTATTTATTAAAATAGGTCTGATAGTTCCATGATAGTCAACACAAAAACGTGAAAGTCTATCAAGTCGCCATACAATAATTGCGTTAATTCCGTTCTTTGATTCATTACAATACTTTAATAATTTTTGTGCTTCTGGTCTTTTTAAACTACCTGCAGAAAGACCTTCTTCAACGAAAATTCGCTTGATAATATAACCTTGCCTTTCTGCGAATTCAAAGCAAGTGTTCGTTTGTGTTTCTACACTAAAGCCGTGTTTCGATTGTTCTTCTGTCGAAACACGAATATAAACGACTGCAATCTTCATAATGATATTCTATATCAAAAATTTAAAATTTTAAATTCTGGTTCTGTTTTCTGAATTTCACGTTCAAATATCTTCATAAAATACAGACCAAAATGAAGTAAATCATAGTCGTCGATTTCTGGAATAGTTAGGTTATCATCTTCGTAAATCACGTTAAAGCAAGGTTTCATTTCTTTAGATACCTTTCTGTCGTGCGTTGAATTTTTTGCTTCTTCATTAGTTCAACTTCTGAATGACAATCAAAAATTCTTTGCAGTTGTTCAAGCATTATTTGAACATCTGCAATTTCTTCTGCGATATGGTGAACGTTCCCCAGACCTCTTAAATGTTTACAGATTTCTTTCTGCAGTTCAGACAGTTCTTCAATGGCAACTACACATTGGTTTTCATTTCCAAAGTGTTTAATAACATTATCATAGAAGTCTGGCTTAGATTCGCAAATTGGCATTTGCGGTATTGCAGGACGTGATATTCTCATTCTTCTTCGTCCTCACCTTTATCGAATTTAATCATCATTACTGCAACAATAATTAAAACTATTAACATTCCAAAAATATCTAATAATTCTTCTGGCATTGTTTATTCCTTATATCTTCAACTACAACTTTACTAACCTTCTTCAAAATCTTTGTAAGACAATCGTTGTATTGGCTCATAATACTTTTTGCATTTGCTTTTAATGGTAAGTCTGGAAAAGTTAAAATATCTTGTTCGGCAAAGTCTTCAATTATTTTTATTACACCTCTTAAACATCTTTGATATTTGCAAACTTCTTTTTCCGAATACCACGTTACAGGTTGTCCCAGACCGTTAGTTGTTTTCCACATTTAGCACCTCTGCAATTTTATGACCAATCATGCCGATTATCCAGAACGGAAAGAAAGTAATAACAAGCGGAATTAAAATCAAAACCACAAGACTATCTAAAGCGGTTGAACAATATTCATCAACTATTTTTTCAAGTTTCTTAAATAACATTTATACCTCTTTTACACATTCATTAACTTTTGAATTTCTTCGTTCAAAAATTTTATCTAATACTTCACCAACAAATTCACCTTCTCTTGCAGATAAACTATGACCTTTGTAAATTCCAAAATTGCTTTTAAATACAACTACGTCAAATCGTTTTATAAATAACCTAAGTTCTGCAGGGGAAAGTTCACTAATCTTTTTATATTTGTAAAGATTATAAAATTCTTCATCAGTTTTTCTTTCAAATCTTCATACTTGCAAAGTTCTTTCAATGAAAGTTCAACACGTTTTTGAATGTCTGATTCTAATTTTACACATACTTTCGGAACAGTCTTTTCAACAACTTCGTCAAGAATAACATCTCGCAACATTCGACTTAAAAAACTTTTAAATAAATTCATAATTTGCCACCTTTCTTTATTCCTCATCAGTACAGGTTTAACCTGCAGACAAGCAAGAACAAGTCTTGCTTGTTTCGGAATTAGTTATTTTCGGGGGGGGTAATAGCACTACTTGCTTCTTTTAAGTATTCAAGTAGTGTAGAAGGTGAAAGACATTTAGTATTTTTTAACATTGATTTTATTGGGTCATAGTTTGAAACAGACTGACCAAACATTTCAACGTACAAACCTTTTTCTTCAATAATTGATTTAATTGTGTTTACTGCTTCATGTAAATCGGTTGATTTTTCTTTAATGTAATTTTCTTTTTCTTTTTTGTAATCTTCCGCTTTAATTTGTTTTTCTTTGAATTCCTTGTATGGAATAAATTCAACTGCACAAATTTTAATTTCATGCATTAGTGGATAATAGTCTGGACTATTAAGTTTTTCAGTAAAAATTGCACGTTCTTCTTCTGGTGCAAGTGTAATTGTTTCTGCCATAATTTTTTCCTTTCGCTTATGTAGTACACATTGTTGTCTTTCCAACCGTCAAAATAAACTTAATTGTTTTGGTTTGCGTAACCCTTTAATTATTGCTTCACGTTCTTCAACCGAATTGAATTCTGGAAGCACTTCTTCGTTTCTTAAATCTTTTCCGCACCAACAACAATAATTAGGTTTTGTGTTGGTGCTTACAATCATTTCGCAGTTTGAACACCATTTGCTTGACATAAAACCTCGTTACATTTGTCATAAATCTTTGTAGCGGTGCTTGAATATTTTTTACTTTTTTCTGCGATTGCTTGAACATCAATCAAAGCTTGTTTGTATGCGTTCATTTGTGTTTGAAGTTGTCGATTCTGTTTTACAACTGCGTCATATTGTGCTTCATTTTGTCTGCAAATTTTCATTAGTTCTGAAATATTTACTTCCGCAACTAATTCGCTTTTTGCTTCTGGAACACTTTCAACAACTTTTAAAAGATTTTGCAGTTCTTCAATTCTAATTTTCTTTTCTGCAGGTGAATAACCAACGCAACCAGAAAGTTTATTATTGATGTACAAAATACGTTTGTGCAAAAATTTTGAAATTAAACCTTTAGTTATTGTCATTTTTATCACCATTTTTAACCTCGTAAGTTGTTGTGTTTTTTGTTTCAGTTTCTGTTACTTCGTAAGTTCTGTTTAGCAGATTATATTTTGCACGTTCTGCGAATCCGTGTATTGCAGATAAGACTTCGTTGATGAAACAAGTGTAACGTTCTTCTGGTAAACCGTTCACCATTCTTTTTTGTGAAAGTTCAATTATTTTTTCAATTTCTTCTGCAGTTGCTTCGGAACGTTTTGAAAAAAGAAGAATATCTTTTACACGTTCTTTGTAAATATCGGAAGCTACTTTGTTCAGACCGTCGTAACATTCAAATTGTTTATCAATAAGTTCTGTTAGTTCAACGTTTTGAATTTGTGCATTATAGAACATAAGCCATGCGTAGTTCATAAAAGCAATAATGAATGACGCAAGTCCTGCATTAGTTGCACCTTTTATAATCAAAATAATGCCGTCAATTAAAGTCCACGCAAGCAAGATAACTACAACCGTTCTACAAATTTTTAATAATGTTTTTTGTTTTTTCATTTCCTTACCTCAATTTTTTTAGATTCCATTGGTTATTTACTGTTTTTAGTGATTTGAAAAATATCTGGTGTATTCTAATCAAATCTATATTGCTACATTCATCTGCAACGATATTGATAAAGTTTGTTATTAGTTCTGGGTTTTTCAATGCTTCGTTAGCAATAGAAGTTGCGAATTTTATTCTTGTTGTTGACATTCTTCACCTTTGATTTCTGGATCTATAACTTGAACATTACCCCAAGTGTCAAAAAATTCTTGTTCAGAATTTGAGTAATACCAAAGTAAATAAATTATCATTTCAACAGGAAAACCTTTTAAAAATTTAAGTCGATTGTTTTCATCAGCACGACATATTAAACGAAATAATTGACTTGTAAAATCTGTTAGGTCTTGATGTTCTCGCCAGATTTTAAATTTTTCCATTGTCTTAATGAAATCTGATTTCATTACACAAATGTTTTCGCCTGTTAGAAGTGAAGTAAAGTCTAACATATTTTTCGTTTCGCCTGTTTTTATAACTGCTACTATCATTTTTAACCTTCCTAAAATAAACTTCTTTGTTCGCTTTCTTCTCTTTGCTTAAACGGATTCGCAAGACGTTCTTTAGAAATATCAACATACTTCTTTTCAAGTTCAATGCCGATATAATTAAGACCAAGTTCTTTTGAAGCAATACAAGACGAACCAGAACCGCAAAACATATCAAGAACAACATCACCGCTATTTGTTGACTGTTCAATCATTTCTTTCATTAGTTGAACAGGTTTTTCGTTTGGGTGGAATTTATTACCAATCGGATTTGTTATTTCAAAAACGTTTGATTTTCCCATATCTTTAATATTTTTTGCATAACCTTTACGCAACATCAGAATAAATTCACAACCTTGCTGATAGTATTTATTTGGTGTTCTGTTTTGCTTTTTCCAGACTAAAAGGTTTAAGTATTTAAAACCTGCTTCTTCTGCTTTAGTTTGAAGTTCTTTTATATTGCGTGCGTTAATCATCAGATAACAATGCGAACCGTCTTTTAGAACTCGATAAACTTCTGGCAACCATTCTTCAAACTTTGGTACATTCTCAAAGAATTTACCAGAAGTTATAAAATCAACATTGTCTTTGCTTGCGTCTTTGCGTAACCATTTCTTTTTCAAGTCTTTTGAATTTTCTAAGTCTTGGCGGTTTAGAATTCCGCCTGTGTGAATTCCTTTTTTAATTCCTGCAACACCGCCTGTTGCGATATTATAAGGAACGTCGGAACATACGCAGTCAACCGAACCGTCTGGAAAATCTTTTAAAATTTTCCTACAATCCCCTTTAATTATTTGGTTCAAGTATTTATTAAGACTTTGCATGTTCCACGTTTCCCCTCTACTAACCTTCTTGACCTTCTGCGGTTTGTGAATCAGCAATAATTTTTAATGCTTCTAAAACTTCTGCGTCTGCATTTTCGTCGTAAATATTACCAAGTAATTTTGCATTGTTTATAAGTTTAATATTGCTTGGATATTGCATACATCTTTCACCCTCAAAAGAGTTTGAAATAAATGCAAAACTATCTGCAATTTCAACTGACCTTTTAACAAGATAGTAGTTTGCAACTTCGTCTTTTGGTTCTTTAAATTTGAAAACATCACCTGTTTTTACATCATGAAGTGTATCGTCGCCCATATCAAAAACATAACCTGTTTCAACTGCTTCCGCTTCTTCTGCAGGTTGATTGTCAAACAAGTGTGTTTGATAATTTTTTAATGCGTCTTGAACATTCGCAAGTTCTTCTTCTTTCTTTTCAAGCAAATCTTCTTGGTTTTGTAATGCTTTTTCAATAGAACGATAGCTTTCAATTTTCTTTTGATTTTCTTTCAGAACTTTCCATTCTTCTTCTGCGATATTGTTTTTCATTTCTTCTTTAACTTCGTTAATCAGAATATCAAAAACTGTTGTGTTGCTTGCTTCAACAACTTTTGTCAACGAATCAATTTCTTGTTCAAGTTGTTTTTCATAACTTTCAAGTTGTTCTTGTGTCATTTCGTTTAATTTTAATTTTGCCATATTGTAATCCTTTCCTACTCTTTCAGTAACTCTATCGGTATAAATATTTCTTCTGTTATTCCTAAATCTTCAATAGTGTATTTGTAACCTTTTCCCCACGTTTTTAGTAGTCCGTCTGCTCGCCAACCACACTTTACGCAATTATATTTATCGGTTGTGAGATTTCCGCAGTTTGTGCATTTAAACATTTTTGTTGGGAATTTTTTATTAAATTCACGGTAGCTTTTAAATGATTCTTCTTGCATTGGTATTTCCTAAAATTTTGTTCTTGTTGGATAGCTTCCAACAAATATTCAAGGTCGCTATCCGAAACGTTTTCTATTGCAAATAACGCAAGGTTAAGGTTTTTATCCATTAGCTTGACCTCATTTCTTCTGGTCGTTTTAGTATCATAGAAGACCACACAAGAAAGACCTCGTTTCCTAAATTTTCAACGATTCTACCTTTCATTTGGATTTCACAACCAACTTCGATTGTGCTTCTTCCCCATTGAATACACATTCTTCCTTCTGGAATCTTTGAAGACTTACATCTAAAAACATTTTTAATTCTGCCGTCTGAATATTCCTTGTTGTTTTCAATGATTTCTGTTACAACACTTTGAATTAAAACTGCTTGGTCTTCATACTTTGAAGGTTTACGCACAAAACGTTTTCTTGCCATTGATTAACTTTCCCTTTCTGCCGTTTGGCATTCGTCATACAAGCTATCAAAACAACCGTCGTATTCTAATTCGCTTTGTGTCGGTCTACTTAATTCTTTTGGATAATTTCCGTTAAAGAATTCAGCTTTATCAAACACAAGTTCCCATTTGTTAATTTTGTAAGTGTTATAAAACACTTCGTTCGGCAATTCGTGAATTGGATTTTCAAGATGTTGGTGCATTTTTTTGCGTATCAAAATTAAACAATTTTCAAGACCACGTTCTTGATACCATTTTTGATTTTGTTCGTAGTGCGTGAACTTTATCATGTGATGAAGTTCAAAAGAACAATGGTCATAACAAGTTGTATCAACAATCCAATCTGCAGATTCAATTCTTGGTGCTTTCA